TTAACTTACTGATTTTAATAATCCTCCCGTACTGCTCTCGTGGCTATGGGGCATCAATGGGGCAAAATCTGCCAGCTTCTGATTCAGCATTGCGATCTGATCTGCGCTGCTGTCAGCCATCCATGCACCGTAAACATTGAACACCATCTGCGCGCTCGCATGCCCCATCTGACTGGCAATAAAACTCGGGTTTGCACCAGCAGATAATGACCAGCACGCATAGGTATGTCGTGACTGGTACGCCTTTCTGTGTCTGATCCCCGCGCGCTTAAGTGCCGCTTCCCATGAGTCGCCTACTGAATCGACGCGGTAGATAAATCCGACCTGCTTACTGCGTCTGACCACATGCGGGTTAAAGACGAATGTACACTCATGGTTCACCGAACGGCCGTACTCACGTAACTGAACTTCAATGTGATGTTGCCTGCCCAGCCTTGTCATCTCAGCCTGATTTTTCAGGATGCTGATTGCGGGCTGGATAAGATGCACCACTCGATCTGTGCTTGCCTCGGTTTTCGGTAGAGTGAACTCACCAAGTTTCGTATAATTACGCCTGACGGTAATTGTTCCCGCCTTCAGGTCGATATCTTCCCAGGCCAGGGAGACCAGTTCCCCGTGACGCATTCCTGTGTACACTGCTAATGACCACAGGTTTTTCGTCTGCTGATGCCGGCATGCATCTATCAGGCGAATAAATTCATCACGAGTCAGCGGATCTGGTTCTGCCCTGGCTTTTTTCAGAGGCTTAATTCCTTCGAATGGGTTCACCTCTAAGTAACCGTGATCTGCAGCAAACTGAAACATTCCGGCTATAGTCGTCATGTAATAATTCACAGTAACAACGCTTCGCCCCTTTGCTGGTTTTTTGCCGTTCCCCGGATTTTGATAACCGGTCAGCAACTCCTTCCTGATGTACAGCAATTCCTCTTTGGTTACCGTTGACACCAGTCGGTTACCTCCGATCCTTGGAACTACATTCCGTGCGACAGATTCATAGCGATTGAATGCGTTCGCACAGATTTCCATCCGTTTCAGATCCAGCCATTTCTCTTCAAGTTCTTTCACTGTAATTTCTTTTTACTTACACCAAAAGCCTTGAGGTTAGGGGAGTCAGGAAACTGTGCTGCATAATCAAATGTTCCTGTGCGGATGGCAAAACATACCGATGTCCGCAGTTCTCCCGCTATCTTTCTGTTCTTAGCGGTGTCAGGGACACAGAGGCTTTCCCTGACACGCTTACCTTTAAAATTAAACCAGATGCGTAAAGTGCCACCGTGGTTTTCGACGCCTGTTGGATATGTGACTTTATCCATTGGTGTTACCTCCAGACGCCCAAGAGCGATACGAGCTTACCTTTTTCATGGCATCAAATCACCCTGGCTGTTTGTTTTTCATCGAAGCCACCCAAGCATCGACCGCTTTACGGTTGTACATGCATTCACTGGATGGCTTCGGGTTACCGTCTGGTGAAACGTGGATATATTCCCGACCAACCATCCAGCACTCTTTTCTGGCCCGGAGGATGGTGCCGGGCTTGAGCCCGGTCACCGCGATCAGAACACTTTCACAAACCCACTCGTTAGGAGCTAACTGAATAACATTGCTCATATACCCGCCTCACACCACGTCAAGGCCACGGCAGTGGCGCCACACATCAAACATCCGCTTTACCACTTCCCGGCAGTAGAAACCATCGCAATCCCGCGTAAGGTCGTAACGGCTCCCGTACCGTTGGTGCACCCATATTTCGAATGCCTTGTGCATTACTTCACCTCCGCAGATAACGTCGTTACAATTACATGCTGCCGCGCATTGGGTTTTATCAGGAAAACAGCCTTTTCATGCCTCAGACCGTATCCACCTTCACGTTCGCAGCGCGCGACAGAAGCACACAAAGAGCGGGGAATACCTTTCTTGCTGGCATCAAATACCCATGCGTTTTTGAGGTCGAGAATCAGATTTCCTACATCGCCACCGATGCGTTCGATATAACGTTCAATAGCGTGAACAGTCACCATATAGTGGCGAAACTGAACACATCCGGAGGCGGTCATTATTGGCGTAGTGGTGGTCATCACTTAACCTCCACGCCGATTCCGGCGATAACACAGGCTCGCTCGATAGCTTCTTTCACCCAGCACTTATAGCTTTCCGGATGGAATACCTCGTTTTTGCCCGTACCGCTCCAGAATGCCTTCGAGCTGATATCCGGCAGTGTGATGGTCAACGGCTTACCATTGGTGACATCGTTAACCTCATTCGTCCATTTCTCTCCAGTCTGTGATTCCAGTCGCTGCAATAATTCGCCAATGCTCAGAGGCGCGATAAGTTGCTGACGTAAACGCTCAATCTCTGCCGCCATGTAGTAACCTGTTTTGCTCCAGGTATCCACATCATCGCCGGTCATATCCGGTTCCATGGTCGCCATCAGAATGGCGTCGTGATAGTCCTGGCTGCCGCTGGTGATCGCAACGGCGTAGGTATCACTGTTTTCGCGCTTATGGATAAGTACGACGGGGTTTTCGATTTTCTTATTCATTACCCACCTCAATCATCGCAGCACGAAAGTCCTTCTCCAGACGCTGTTCAGCTTTAATTTTTGCCCGACTGATGCAGTCGCTAAAAACCTCTTTACTCACCTGGCTTTTTAATTGCGTAAGAAGAGCCTCGTTTTCGTACTGCCAGCGAAGGCGGTTAACGTCCTTTTCCTGACGGCGCAAAATAGCCAGTTGTTCGCAGATACGGGATCGCGCCCAGAACCATGATTTGTGGGCCACCGTAGCCCGTTGGTACCAGTCCGAATTTTTATCGGCGCACTTAGATAATTGGCCTTTAATTCTGTCCAGTGTCCTGTTTGCCAGTGCGAGTCCGCGCAGGTGGTCTTCAATGGTCACCAGGGAATCAAGGTTGATACGTCCATTTTCGAGTGTGATGCTCATCGCTTAGCCTCCCGCTGAACAGTTTTGTACGCCCGCAACATATCGCGGGATTTGCCGGACAAAATCGTCTTCATGAAGAATATTCCACTGCGGTTTGCAACTATTCCTAAGGTTGAAAAAAGAGCAGTGTCGACCACCCGGTTATGCTTCCTGAATTCAAACACGGTGCTGGTAATAACGATGTTCGCCACGGCACCGTAGTCCTGGTATTCGATTTTCATGCCAGACGCTCCTCAACAATTTTGAAAGCATCATCGCGGCACGGCATCACGACGAACTCAGGGTTACCGTATGTGGTGTTGATAACGGGATCGAACTGAATGCGCACCGCTCCAGCCTCACCGGAAGGGCGTAACTGGAGAGGAATAAATTTTCGCTCGCGACCAAACATCTTTTCTGGATAGCTGAGATATTCAGCCTGGATAACAGGATTGATACTGAAATCCACTTTTTTTGGCATAACGCGATCCATGTCGGGAAAGCTTCCATCGACCAGCTTGATGCCAGTGATCGAAATCCGGCGTTCGAACGCGTCGCGGTGAATAGCAAACGCCTCTTTGTTAAATACCAGCTCGGTGGTTTCCGCTTTCGCCGGAACGGGTCCTTCAAACTGAACGATGATATTTTTCTTCGTCCTGATACCGTGCTCCATACGCAACGCAACATACCCGTTAGTGGACTCGATATATTTCGGAGTGATATGCACACCATTCAGGTAGTAACGGACATCGTTTTTCGCAGCACACACCAGGGCGGCGCGGATAAGTTTCGACTGGATGATCATGCCTCCACCTCCTCGAAGATCTCTTTAGGATCTTTACGCAGGATAAAGCCGCCAAACTCAGGATGCTGCCAGCGCTTGCGCTTACCTGTTGGACGAACGGATTCTTCCAGCAGCACCTGAAAGGCATGCAGGAATGATTCACGATGCACACACAGACCGCGAACGCCCGGTAGCTGTCTGGATGGCAGGTTTGAGAACTGGACAAGGCGACGGCACGAAGGATCGGACAGACCGGTTTCCCACGAAATCTTATGCACCGGAGCAAACTCAGCATCGGTATTCACGAATTCAGTCGAACTAATTCGTTGCTGTGCCTCTGCGGGAGATACGCTCGCAGCAGCAACCAGGTTAGTACCGCTGACTTCCATCACTGCTTTCATCGTCGCTGATGCGGTTGCTTCGGCCACAACGCGGGCCAGTGAAAGAATGTCATGGTTCATGCTGATTTCCTGCTGGTGTGATTTAGCTACCGGCACTTCTTTGCTGTATGTGCCTGTAGTCATGATGGCAGGGAGTACATCCTCACATACCCAGTCCTGTACGCGTTCAGCGGATGGAAGCTGGCTGCGCAGGATAAGGCGGAACAAATCGGCCTGGCCAGCAAGCTGAGTACCGCGCGGTTTTTCACCAAAACCCAATTCTAACGATTCGTTATAATCAAGTTTAATCAACGTCTTGCAGTGGTCTTTCAGCGCTTTTGCCGGGTTCGTATAACCGAGGGATTTAGCCAGTTCTACAGCGTCAAAGGCTGGCCTTCCCTCATAAAGAATCCGCTCATCGAAAAATTGAGTTCCTCTGAGCTGAAGGTCATTAGTTGGTTATTCATCGTTATTTCCCTCAGTGTAAAATGTGCTGAACGGGTGTTGCTTCCCCAGCGCGAATGCGAGTGGCAAGATCCGTAAAGATGTCGTCTAAAAATTCTGCAAACCACGAATGACCGTCTTCTTTCAGGCGCTGATCGTTGGCGGAGTAGAACTGGAATACAGCCAGATATCTTTCCTGTGGTTTTTGCTCGATCAGTGCGCCTTCTACGTGTTCAATAAGCAGGTTCTCGATAAGCTTCCGCGTTAAGCCAAAAACAAACTCACCGGTTTTAAACTGATACTCACCGTCACGGAGGCCCCAGCGTTTTTCACATTCAATCAGGTAAAGCAGGGCGACAGTTCCGCGCATGGAGTGACAAACGGTTTCAGCCCATTCATGCTGCTCTTCAGTTGTAAGCGTACCTTTGCCGTAACGATTTTCATCGAGCATCCACGCGGGGATGTGCGTACCGGACTGCTCCTGCATTTCTTTCAGTCGGGCAACTAGCTGCTTTACGTTGTCGTTTTTGTTGGTACTCATCGTTTTAATTCTCCGTTATACGTTTCATGACTCATCACTTCCCAGTTGCGGCCATTGTCTTTCGATAGCAGCCGCCAGCGCGGATTAACCTTCAGACTGAGGAATCCGGTGCGTCGCATACGCCGCGCATATGCTCGCTTCCGTCGGTATCGCAGCAGAACCTGCATTGCCTGCAGGTGAACGCGTTCAGGTATTCGAATTGCTGTTAATGCCACCAGTTAGCTCCTGTATACGTAGCCCGGCTTCGCGGGCCATTTCGATAAAAGTGTCCAGTGCGCAAATATACTCGTCGTCGAGCAGCCGGCGGTCGCATGTCACACGACCTCTTTCGATATAAAGAACAACGCGCCCGGTGAAATCCGGAAGCACATGCAGATCCACGTTGAGGACTGGGGGGGGGATCTGCATTCCGTGCATAATTGTTTGTTGTGAGGCCATCAGTTAATTCCTCCACATACGTATTTCTCTTTCGCGTGTTTAATTAATTCCGCAAAAACCTCGTCAACAATCATCTTTCCTGTTTCGGTCAGATATTCGGTATGCCCGTTAATGTCGACACTTTTCATATACGTCTGGCGAATAAACGCTTCTGCCTCTGCTGCAAATTCATTTCGCGCCTGTTTTTCGAAACGCTGTAATAATTGCAACATGGCTTCTTCGTCAATATCAATAAACTGGATATTGTCATCCGGCATTGAAACAGTAAGGCGATAACTTCCTGTCTTACGCTTCATTCGGTTTAATGCCGCAATAGCAATACGGCGGCGATAAATTTCAATGGTGTTGTTTTTCATTGTTATTACCGCCCATACGCTTTGCGCAGAAAGAGATTTGCAATATGAAGATAACTATTTCCATAAGAGGCAAAGAGTTTTGCTGTTTTATGTGCTGCTTTATCTTTCAGAAACGTCATTATTGCCCACCCTTCGAGGTGTTCTCCATTGTCATTTTGGTCATGAAGCAAAGCTCATTAAGTAACGAGGTGAATCTTCCTGCTACCTTCACATCAGTGCGTGTGATTGCTGGCATAAGTAACTGGGTAAATTCAGCACGCAGCTCATGCGCATATTTATTGGCACACTCTGCTGTTTTGTGGGCTTTGTTTATGTAAAGAATGTTGTCATCCTGCTTGGCTGGATGGACTTTGTTATTCACGACTTCACTTCTGACGATAATATTCATCTGCATTTCCTCAGGGTGAGTGATGCCCCACCAATTAAGGCGTTATTAAAATTTTATTTATTAACCTAATTTAGATTCGATGATTTTCAGTTCATCCTTAACTTTTCTTGCGTAGTCATATATTGTTGCTGACATCAGGCATTTTGGATCGTCACTGTCTTTATCGGTGAAATATGATTCATTGTATATATGTGCCAGTTCGTTAAGCTGGTTCACTGTAATAGCAACATTAAACACATCATCATTGATATCATCAAAATTGATTCTATCTTTTGCTTCATCACTTCGAGTAGTAGTGGGTAACATCGAAACATACTCATTAACACCATCCAGCGTTTTCTGCATTGAGCGAATAAGGCAAGCAATTGCATTATCGGCTTCTGGTGGCAATTCATTGATGCGGTAAATAACCTCAAGTAACGAGGTGTTTTCCACAATATCAGCTGCGACACTTTCGAGTATTTCGACGGGAGTTTTCATTTATTGATTCTCCCGCCAGCCATGACCAAGCTCATGGTTTAAGGTGGAAAGATTTTCTTTCAGTTGGTTGATGCAGATCTGTATAAGCGCGGCCGGTTTATATGCTACATCTGCATCAGATTCTGCGTACTCGAGTGCATTGATTACACGGTCAATATCCATCGCAACTTTGTGGATGGTACCGTTTTCGGAAAGAATTTGTTCTGTGCTCATCTCATTAACTCCGTAGGTTTTCGATGAAATTGAATTTAGCAAAATGGTAAAGGTGGTGCAATAGTGAAAAGCTAAATTATTTACTTTTATTGTTTATGTATTTGATAAATATGGAGATGAATTTATTTTTATTCTTTAGATGAGGGCAAAAAAACCGACCTAATGGTCGGTTGTAGTGGGGGGGGAAAAAGGGGGGGCGTATATGTTGGGCATTTCATCATTGTCAACATACCGTGTATGTTTAACAATAGCCGATACATAATGCATTTTCTCAATATTGTCAGGACTTAAGGTGATAGGCCTATGATCACTATTTACACTTGAGAACTGAAAGTCACCATCACGAGTTTTACTCATGATTTTTATCATGTTATGACCATCTTTTGTTCGTACAAAAACCTCATCGCCTGTATGAACTTGAGTGTTTGGCTCTATGACTACGTACTCTCCTGATTGTATGCGTGGCCACATGCTATCTCCCTTTACTTTCAGCCCATAGGCATCCCTGTCCGCGCTGTACATTTGCAACCAGCCAGCGCTGCTCTCTAGCATATCGATCATTCCATCAATTCCAAGAATCGCTTCCCCTACAACTGGTACAGCTCCTGACCTAACGGTTCCGACATACTCCAGCTCATTTGTAGTGCTTTCGGGGGCATCATGCGGGATGTCTAACCAACCAAATGGACGCCCCATAGCTTGCTCTATCTTTCTGGCAATCTTATCGCCTATGTTTCGACTGTTATTACTCCCAAGCAATTGACTTAGCTGGGCGGGGCTTATCCCACACAGGTCCGCGAAGGCTGCTTTTGTCGTATGTCTGTCGCGCATGAGGAACTCAACAATGAGTTGCTCAAGGTTTGATTTACGTATGCTTTTTATGTCCATATCAAAATACTCTCATTATTTAGCAACATGGTAAATACACAAACTGCTAAATGATTATTGCATTTAATTTAGCAAAAAGCTAAAGTTGGTTCATTGCAATAGGAGAGCGTAATGAACAACCAGTTACTCATTTGGCGTAAGTCCTCAACGAAAGAACAATGGGCAGAGCTTGCTCAAAAATCAGGCACATCTTCCGGGTATTTGAACCTCATTGCATATGGCCATCGCAATGCATCTCCACGTTTGGCCTTGGCGATCGAAACTGCGTCTAAATCATTTGCAGATAAACCAGTTATTACAAAAGAGCAATTAGTTTTCAAGATCGCCCCTGAGGCGTGACATGTCACAACGAACAACAGGAAGCTCAAAATGAAAACCACTATCAAAACATTCGACTTTAAGTCTGATGCTGGTGAGCTGCTGGCTTCAGTTCGGACCGTGCAGATTGATCAGTCACCATGGTTTTTTGCTGTCGATGTGTGTCAGGCGCTTGGACTTACAAACCCAGCAATGGCTCTGTTGGCTGTGGATGATGAGGATAAAACCGAACATAACGATTACTTAGGTTCGGGTCGAAAGCCCATGCTGGTCAACGAGTCAGGACTTTATACGCTCATCCTCAAAAGCCGCAAAAAGCAGGCCAAACGCTTTAAGCGCTGGGTCACTGCTGAGGTGCTGCCCTCAATCCGAGCAACTGGCTCATATAGCATGACCCCGTCCAATGATCTGCCCGATTTTTCAGACGAAGTAGCTGCTGCCCGTGCATGGGCTGACGAACGCGAAGCAGCCCGGCGTGCACTTGGGTACGTCGAGCGCCAGGCAAAGTATATCGAGCATCTGGAAAATCTTTTCAGCCCTGGGATGACCCCTACTCAGTTTTGCAAGCGTCTCAACGGCGTCAATGTGCAGCAGGTGACGGCCTTTCTTGAAGAACATAACTGGCTTTATGACGATCGTCCTGAGTCCAGGCGTCCGGCGTGGCGCGTAAAGGCTTATGCGCGCGATCTTTATCTGACCGAGCGACGCCACCTTGTCGAGCATGATGATATTGACAGTTTCGACGCTTATACCCCTGTCTTACTCCGCAAAGGAGCGGTATGGATTTATCGCCGGTATCTCAAAGGTGTTCTGCCGATGAAAAAGAGCTGGAACGGGGAATTTACCCACGACAAAGAATTAGCAGGTGCAGCATGAGTAGCAAAATTTTGGGCAACGTCTGGGATGCATGCGCTGCGCATGACGTAAAGGGTGCCAAGCTGGTAATTATGGCTCGCCTTGCTGATTACTCAAACGATGATGGGATCTGCTATCCCAGCGTTGAAACTATTTGCCGACAGTTGGGTTTGGGCGAAAGTACGGTAAGAACGGCTATTGCCGAACTGGAGTCCGCTGGTTGGCTGCGTCGTGAGTCCCGCCGTAAAGGCAATCGAAACACGTCCAATCTTTATCATCTTAATGCCGAACGTCTGGAGGCCCTGGCACGCATTGAGAAGGACAAGGTAGCTGCGCTGAAACAGCAGCGCAGGGGGGACGGTTTTCACCCGTCAGATTCTGAACCTTCAAAATCTGAACCGTCAGATTCTGGACGTTCAAAAGGTTTTCACCCGTCAGATTCTGACAAAAAAGGCGTTCTCACCCGTCAGATTCTGACCCCAGATCCACAAGTAAATTCAAAACATGATCCATCAGTAAATTCAAAACATGAATCACAAGATATTGGCGCATCCGCTGACGCTTCTGCACCAGCTCGTTCTGCAAAGCAGGAATATTCACCTGAATTTGAAACAGCCTGGCAAGCATATCCAAAACGCGCTGGTGGCAATTCCAAGGCAGCAGCCTACAAAGCCTGGAAAGCCCGCCTGAAAGATGGCGTTAAGCCTGAGGACATGCTGGCAGGCGTTAAGCGCTATGCGGCCTACGTCAAAATAACGGGGAATGCTTGCACACAGTTCGTCAAGCAGGCGGCAACGTTCTTTGGACCCGATTGCCATTTCGAAGAAGCCTGGCAAACTCCATCAGCTCCCGGAGGTGGGCGTCGCAATGTGCTTCCGGTATCTGGCTTCAGTGAACAGGATTACGGCCAAACAGACTGCAACTGGTGACAAGGGGAAACACAATGCTGAACATCAAACAACGCGAAGAAAGGGATTCACAGCAGGCGAAACGCGAAGGCCTTCGTGAAGAACTGGCGTTCGCTGTAGAACATAAAAAACCGTGGCAGTGGGGAAGTTGGGAGTCAGGCGAAGTCCACACCGCAGCCTGCGAAAAACATGGCGACTATGAGCGTATGACACTCACTGGAAAAGCATTTCGTGGTGCCGAAAATGTTAAACACTCCCGGTGTCCAGGGTGCGTGCGCGATGAGCTGGCGGCAGTCGATGCCGGGCTGCATGCGTTGCAGGTATCTGACCTGCTGGACAACGTCGGGATCGCACGCCGATTTGAGGGCTGTGAGTTTAGTAATTATCAGGCGGTTAATAAGGGTGCCGCAAAGAACCTTGCAGCCTGCCAGCGCTACGTCAACAGCTGGTCGGAGCGTCTTAACGCAGGAACGGGGCTGGTGATGACCGGGAACTGCGGGACAGGAAAGAACCATCTGGCGGTATCGATGGCAAAGAGCATTGTTCGTGAGTATCTGGCCAGCGTGGAAATCACCGATGTTATGCGCCTGACCCGGGCCGTGAAAAATACGTGGCGCCATGGTGCTGACAGTACCGAGGAAGACGTTATCGAGCGTTTCGCATCACTGGATCTGCTGATTATCGATGAGGTGGGCGTGCAATTCGGTAGCCCGGCGGAAATGACCATCCTGCAGGAGGTTATCAATGCCCGTTACGAGAGTGTGCTTCCGACCATCCTGATCAGCAACCTGACCTTTGAACAACTGAAAGAGTCCATTGGTGAGCGCATCGTGGACAGGGTTACCGATGGTGGGCGAAACCGTCTGGCATTTGGCTGGGAAAGCTATCGCGCAATTGCTGCAGGGGTAACCGCATGATGACTCCGGTATGGAAAAATAATGATCTGGAAGGCGCGGTAATTGGCGCAATTTTTCTGCGCAATACCGATCCTGAGGTTCTGGGCGTTCTTTCCCGTATGCCGGCGAGCGTATTCTCCGTCCGTCAGTACCGTGAAATTTATTCCGGCATCTGTCGTCAGGCTCGCGGGACTGGAGTGATAGATCCGCTGTTGCTGTGTGAGACCATGCCAGAACACAGCGCAACGATACTCGAGGCAAGCCGTATCGCCTGGGCTAAATCAGCTCTGACGTATTACGTTTCCACACTGGAACGTAACGCTGCCGTTCGTGATGCTGAGGCTGTAATCGAGACAGCGTTGGCTGGCATTCGCAATGCTGCCAATGGTGAAAACGCAGTCGAAGCATTGAAAGCCGCCCAGGAGGCCATGGCTGCAATTTCACTCATTCCTGATACCGTTCAACCTGTGCATATTGATGAAATTTTACCTGCAGTAATTGACCGGGTAGACGCAAGAAATCAGGGGCTGGAAGAGGCTAAACCTCTGATGACCGGTATTGAAGAACTGGACGCCAAAACCGGCGGCATTGAACCAACAGATCTGGTCTTCATCGCAGCTCGCCCGTCGATGGGGAAAACCGAACTGGCACTGGACATTATCGATAAGGTATCAGAGCAGGGGCATGGCGTACTGTTTTTCACCATGGAGATGGCCAATATCCAGATTGGCGAGCGAATGGTATCTGCTGCTGGTGGTATGCCAGTGTCCAGGCTCAAAGCGGCTGCGAAGTTTGAAGATGAAGACTGGGCACGGTTATCTACAGGTATCGGGCATCTGACCGGGCGCAATATCTGGATGGTCGATGCCACTGATCTGACGCTTGAGCAAATACAGCAAACAGCAACCAGCCATCAGATTGCTCATCCTGAAATCGCGCTGGTGGTTATCGATTATCTGTTACTCATTAAGATCCAGAGTACGGCACGCTATGACCTCGCGGTGGGGGAACTGTCGAAGGGATTAAAGCGACTTGCCAAAACAAACCGCACTCCCGTTCTGGCCCTGAGCCAGCTTTCCAGAGGCGTGGAATCCCGACCGAATAAACGTCCCATGAACTCTGACCTGAAGAACTCCGGCGAAATTGAGGCGGATGCTGACATCATCATGATGCTCTATCGCGATGAAGTGTATAACCCCGAATCGCCGGCGAAAGGGATCGCGGAAATTAACATCACCAAACAGCGTAACGGCGTTCTTGGAACCGTGTACCGCCGTTTCTACAACGGGCATTTTCTGCCGATTGACCAGGAAGAAGCGAAATCAAAATCAGCCTCGCAGCAAAAATCACAACCGCGTCGGTATGCAAAAGCCTGAGGAAATTATCATGAAGTTGGAATCATCACTCAAACATTTCAGCCCTCAGGGGATGCACATCAGCGACAGCGTGAAAGGCACCTCTCCGGATCGCCTCACCGGAACCGATGTTATGGTAGCCATCGGTACGACCAGCAGCCGCGCGCGTTTTGGTCTGTCCGCTTTCTTTGGTAAAACCGGGATCAGCAAAAGCGATGAGCAACTTGCGGTTCAGGCGCTGGCACGCCACGCAATGGAGACAGCACCAAAGAACGTGCGCAAAGCAGCCGGTGGTGAGTTGGGATGGTGCATGCTGATGCTGGCGCAATTTGCCTTTGCTGAATACTCTCGTTCGGCGGCTACCAGCGTGACGTGTCACAGCTGCAATGGTACCGGACGGACAACCCGCGAACAGGTCACCCGTAAGGTTTCGTACCCATGGGGTAAAGCACCATATTGGGCTAACCGCTCTCGTGCCGTTCGTCCGTCTGACTGGGAGCACTGGACTGAGGTAACAGAGGTTGTACCGGCCGTCTGTGATAGTTGCGAAGGCAAGGGAACAATCAGCGCCCGCTGCCGTTGTGGTGGAAAGGGCGAGGTACTGGACCGCATCGCGACAAAAGACCGCGGCGCACCGGTTTTCAAAACGTGTGAGCGTTGCAGCGGCGAGGGGTATTCCAGAGTGTCATCTGCGACCGTTCACCGGGCTATCCTTAAACGTCTACCGGATCTCCATCAGTCCTCATGGTCTCGTAACTGGAAGCCATTCTATGAAATGTTGGTTGATGCACTGCACAAGGGAGAGCGTCAGGCATCATCAGAATTTGAGAAAGCAACAACTTATTGATGCGATCGGAGCAAATGGCGACTCTTTTTTGCACGTTGGTGTTGACTTTGCATAAAACCGTCCTGTATGCTTTTGATTATGGGATATAGCGCCTGTACGATATTAATCATTAAAACCCTGCCTCGGCGGGGTTTTGTTTTCCAAGAACTCGAAAATTGTATGCGTTCCCGTATCGCAAAAATTCATTTTAATGAAGGATATGAAGTTGATGGGAATAGTGTTCTGTGGGATATCAACATCCTGCGCAAATGGACACCAACAACCGGAAGCAATAAAAACGACTTTCAGGCTATATGTAAGAGTAGTTTTCTTGAATCATCCGGTTTTACGACACAAGAATTTACCTTTAATAACACCATCAAAGAAACGGCCTTTAGATTGTACTGTTAGAAAAGAATTATAGATGCTTTCTGGGACACCAACGTACTGGAATGTTGAAGAGTTAACGAATCCTATCTCGAGGATTTTTTCTAATGGGTAGTAACCAACAAATTTTATTTTCGACGATATCATTTTCTGTCGTTGCATTTTTTCTCCTTTGAAAGTTCTAATTTCCTTTACCTAATAATACACATATATGAAATAAAAGTAGCATAGTTTTGTAAATATTGTTTTTGAGTTGGATGAAATGGTTACCTTTGTTACCACCAATTCCATGGACTACGAAAGCATAGAACAAAAAACTCATTACTGGATTTTTTCAGAGTGGTTGAATGTTCTTTATAGGTGATTGATAAAACTGATGTATTCTGTTTCTGCTCGTACAGAGGCGATCACTCATATGTTATCGAGGGAAAAAATCACTGATTATGCTGTCACGGCATCCATTTCTAAGATGTTCCGAACAATTTAATGAAAAAATAACTTGCTATTGTTTGTGGGTTGTGTGATTAATGAGTGGTTGGTTAGGTACACAGACCCATTAAAGCGGTTTAGTAAAGCAGTTCTCATCTCAAGCGTTATCCACAGATAATCCTTTCTTTTGAGCCTTCTTATCGTTACTAATTAGATTGTGTGCGAAAACCTTTTCGCCGTAAGGCTACATAGAATTTAAGGAAATACCTGTGTCTAATAAAATGACTGGTTTAGTAAAATGGTTTAATGAATCTAAAGGTTTTGGTTTTATTACCCCTGATAACGGTAGTAAAGATGTGTTTGTACACTTCTCTGCCATTCAGAGTGGTGGTTTTAAAACGCTGAATGAAGGCCAAAAAGTTGAGTTCAGCATCACTGCTGGTGCAAAAGGGCCGTCAGCCGAAAACGTTGTAGCTGCCTGA